CCAAATCCAAACTGACCATCTGGTCCTGGTACTTGCATATGACTATCACCGACTCTTGGGTCACGTTTCAACATATCTGTAAACTGTTCCCATGATGTTTCGGCATGACTTGATTGATGCAAATGAAATAACTCATTAAAGAATGTTACTTTAGTTGCTAACCAACTGTTGATTGTATATTTGATTAGACTTGCTGATGTCAAGTCTGTCTTAAACGTAGGCACAATTTTAACTTTGCTATGATTGATGTATGCTTGTTCTACTTCAATACAGTCTTGTAAATCTCCACCTAGTATTTGCATATGTGGGTTGATAAATTCTTGTTTGCTATTTGCTTCAGTTAAGAACTCAGGGTTGTATACTAGTCGTAAGTTGCTGTAAAGTGTCTTAAACTGCGTTAGATGATGCGGAGTGATAGTGGATTTGACAACTACTACACCTTTGTACTTTAACTTATTTAATTCTGTTAGTACGCCACGTGCAATAGATGTGTCTACATCTAAGTGTGTATCTTGCTGTGGAGTAGGAACGCACACAAATGCAATCTCAGTATCTTCTAAGTCTTCAAGTGTATTGTCAGTAAACTTTGGATCAACTATCACTTGCTCAGTGTCTACACTAAAACCATTTGCTACTGCTGAACCAACAAATCCTGATCCAATGATGCCTAACTTCATACTGTGTCCTTCAGTTTTTCGATTAGGTAGAGGTCTTCGTATTCAGGTTCATCAACATATGTAGGAGCATCTTTTAATGCTTTATCTACTTTCATTTTGATATCCCACAGTCTACGTTTCATGTCTCTGCCAGTCCAACCATCGTTACGAGGATTCTTCATCTCGTATTCAAGTTCCCATATTATGTGTTCTGCTTTTTCACTATGTGGTAGTATCATGTTGTTCCCATTAAATTTGTTACTGTTTATCATAATATTTAATGCGGCAAATGTCAAGCAAAACATTTCCCAAAAGCATTTTTTGATAAATAATACTATGAGAGCCTCACAATTTATCAATGAATCCCCGCTTAAAGACTTAGAAAATAGACTTCCTAAGATTAAAAGCGACCAGTATGATGTAGACGAGAAAGGCAAGATTTATCGCAATGCCAAAAGTGCATCTAAACAAGCACACAAAGCAAGACAAGAACTAACTGCATCTGATCAAATGTTTGATGATGGTTTAAACATCGAAGACGAAGCACAGAAAGGTGCTGATTGGATGGGCGAACGTCTACAGATAGAAAACATGCCTAAAATTGTGATCAGTTATGATACTGAAGAAGCCCAAGAAGGTCATCATACAGGTAGACATGAAATGGGTTCTGATGAAATTTGGGTCTATGGCAATAGAAACTTGATTGATATTATGCGAACTGTATTCCATGAATTGGTCCACATTAGACAAGGTGAAAAGGATTTAATAAAAGCCGGCGATAGTTATCCTGGCTCACCAATTGAAGCGGCGGCTGATATGGTTGCTGGAAAGTATATTAAAATCTATGGCAAAGAGAATCCACACATATTTCAGTAAATTTACTGAACATCCTCACTCCCTAGGCGAAAGTTATTTTGCCCATTTATGCTACGCCTTATCCTATGGTGTACTTATGATTTGTACCGGATTTGCAGTCATTATTCATGCTGTGTTTCCGTTCTTATTCGTCAATACAGGCGGCGACCTAGCAAGAAATATCTGCAAAGATATCGATAGCAGAAACGGGTAAACGCTCCAAAAAAAAGATTGACTCCGGCCTGTAAGTACTATATACTATGCAGACAATCAAAATTAATTAATAGGAGTGATTATGTCCGGAGCAAAATACTTTAACCCAGAGCAGGTTAATAAATTAAAGCAACTTGTCAATGAAGGTATGGCAGTAATGCAAGAAGTAGAAACACTTAACGGTGGTCTAAGTGATACTGTGAAAGCAATCGCAGAAGAACTTGAGATCAAACCTTCAATTCTTAAAAAAGCAATCAGAGTAGCATACAAAAGTAAACTAACTGATACAAATGCTGACCACGAACAACTAAACGACATCTTGGAGACAGTTGGTAGAACTATTTAATGTCATACGTTGATGCAGTACACGACAAAAGCAATGACAAGATTCATGTTATAGAGCGAACACCAACTGGCGAACGTGAGTTCAAAGAGTATCCTACAAATTACATTATGTACTTTGAGGATAACAAAGGTAAATCGCATAGTATCTATAATGATAGGGTCAGTCGTTTCTCTACTCTAAAGAAGTCAGAGTTTGAGAGGGAAAAACGAATGCATTCAGGTAAGAAATTATTTGAAAGCGATATCAATCCTGTCTTTCGTTGTCTTAGTGAAAACTATCTAAAGATAGATGCTCCTAAACTGCATACATGTTTCTTCGATATTGAAGTAGACTTTGATCCTGCAAAAGGATTCTCTCCTCCGAGTGATCCTTTCAATCCAGTTACTGCTGTCAGTTTATATTTAGACTGGCTTGATCAACTGATATGCTTGGCTGTTCCTCCCTCTCATATGACATATGAGACTGCACAGGAGGCTATCAAAGACTTCCCTGACACAATGTTGTTTAGGACAGAGAAAGAGTTGTTTGATGTATTCTTTACTTTGATCGAAGATGCAGATGTAATGTCTGGTTGGAACTCAGAAGGTTATGATATTCCTTACATGGTCAATCGTGTTACACGTGTGATGTCGAAAGATGACACTCGTAAGTTTTGTCTATTAGGTCAGTTTCCTAAGAAGAGAACATACGAACGATTTGGTAAAGAAGAAGAAACATTCGACTTAGTAGGTCGTATTCATTTAGATTATCTAGCACTCTACAAAAAGTACAACTACGAATCTCGTCATAGTTATAAACTAGATGCGATTGGTGAGTTAGAAGTAGGTGAAAAGAAGACTGAGTACGAAGGGTCACTTGATCAGTTATACAACAAAGACTTTAAGAAGTTCATTGAGTATAACAGACAGGATACACTGCTACTCAAAAAACTAGATGATAAATTACAGTTCATGGAACTTGCTAATCAGATGGCACATGAAAATACTGTACTACTTCCAACTGTTATGGGTTCTGTGGCTATGATCGAAATGGCTATTATGAACGAAGCACATGAACGAGGGTTTGTTGTTCCAGACAAAAAACGTAATAGAGACGAAGGTTCACAAGGTCAGGCCGCAGGAGCATATGTTATGAATCCCAAGAAAGGATTGCATGACTGGATAGGCTCTATTGATATCAACTCGCTGTATCCTTCAGTGATACGAGCATTGAACATGGCGCCAGAGACTATTGTAGGTCAAGTAAGACAGGCTCTTACTAGTCAGTACATGGATGAAAGAGGACTTGAACTTGCTAAAAAGAAATCTCGTTACAAGAAAGGTGATGCATCAGTAGAAGGTCCCATACTATGGGAGGGTCTGTTTAGTTCATTAGAGTATACTGCTATTCAAAATCAGGAACGTGGCACAATGCTAACGATTGATTATGAAGATGGGCGTTCGGATGACATGAGTGCGGCACAGATATGGAAGATGATTTATGATTCTAATAATCCATATATTCTTAGTGCGAATGGTACAATCTTTAGATCAGATGTTGAGGGTGTGATTCCTGGACTGTTGTCTAAATGGTATTCTGATCGTAAGATTATGCAGGCTAAACTCAGAGAGTCTAAAACAAAAGAAGACATTGAGTATTGGGACAAACGACAGTTAGTTCGTAAGATTCTATTGAACTCAGCATATGGCGCACTTTTGAATGAGCATTGTCGATTCTATGACAAACGTATAGGACAGTCTGTAACATTGACTGGACGAAGTGTTACTAAACACATGTCTGCATATGTCAATGAAATAATGACTGGAGTGTATGATCACGTAGGAGACTCAATGGTCTATGGTGATACTGACTCATGTTATTTCTCTGCTTGGCCTATGCTAAAAGATGAACTTCCCAAAGACATGCATATTGATGAAAAGAAACAGATGTTCATTGACTTATACGAGAGTATGTCTGATCAATGTAATGAATCATTCCCTGGCTTTATGGAGAAAGCATTTCATTGCCCTCGTAGTAAAGGTGAAATAATCAAAGGTGGCAGAGAAGTCTGTGGTGACAGAGGTTTGTTCATCACTAAAAAACGATATGCAATCAATATCTATGATAACGAAGGCAAACGTACTGATATTAACAATGCAATGAAAGTTAAAGCAATGGGCTTAGACTTAAAAAGAGCAGATACTCCTAAGTATATACAAGAATTCTTAATGGAAGTATTAGAGATGGCTTTGTCTGGTAAAGAACGAGAAGATATCATTGAAAAGATCAAAGAGTTTAAGATCACATTAGGTCAACAGGATTCTTGGACAAAAGGTTCGCCTAAGGGAGTCAACAAACTGACTTCTTATACAATGCTTGAAAAGAAATCTAAGACTGGTCGAGCAAACATGCCTGGTCATGTGAGAGCGGCAATGAACTGGAATACACTTAAACGTGTTCATGGAGACAATTACTCAATGGAGATCATGGATGGCTTTAAAGTTGTCGTATGTAAACTAAAGCAAAATCCTTTAGGCTACACAAGTATTGCATACCCTACAGATCAACTTAGACTTCCACAATGGTTTAAGGATCTTCCCTTTGACGATAATCTAATGGAGTCAACACTTGTTGATGAAAAGATTAGTAATCTCTTAGGTGTTCTTAAATGGGACTTAAGAGCCAACACAGACACAAACTCAACATTTGATGAGTTATTCAGTTTTGGGTAAGTTGGTGACCAAATCACTTGCATTACCCAATAAAACCAGATATAATACGCAGTATATCTACCTAAATACATTAAGAGGAAACACATGAAAGATAATTTATTAGATTTAATTGAATACACTTACGGACTAGGCATCATTGATCTAGTCAAAATCGTAGGTACAGCAGAAGAAACAGAGATTGGTGCAATCGCTGAAGACAAGTCTGTTGTCGTTAGTGGCAAGACAAAGACTCCTGTCGCTGAGTTTATCGGTACATTTGGCATGCCTAATCTAGGCAAACTCAAAACTATTCTAAGTTTTGATGATTATGATGCAAGTGCTACTATTGATATGACTCGTAAAGATGTAGATGGAGAAGATATCCCTACAGCAGTTCACTTTGCTACTAAAGCAGGTGACTTTGTTAATGATTATCGTTTGATGTCAAAAGCATTAATCGAAGAAAAAGTCAGAAACGTTACGTTTAAAGGTGCGGCATGGGACATTGAGTTTGAACCTACTATTGCAGGTATCTTGCGTCTTAAGAAACAAGCACAAGCAAACTCTGAAGAACTAAACTTCACAACTAAGACAGACAATGGCGATCTTAAAATCTTCTTTGGTGATCCTTCAACTCACTCAGGTAACTTTGTATTTCAACCAGGTGTTACTGGAACATTAAGTAGAACATGGCAGTGGCCTGTTAAAGTATTCTTGTCAATCATGGATCTTCCAGGTGACAAGGCTGTGCGTATCTCTGATCAAGGGGCGGCACAAATTACTGTAGACAGTGGTTACACAGTTTACGAATATCTACTTCCTGCACAAGCGAAGTAGTTAATGCAACCATATGACCTACTCTATGCTGTGGGAGATAGTTACACACTTGGAATAGGTCAATCAGATGATCTCAAAGGTGAAGTAACTGTACATAATAGGTTCAGTCAACTGGTTGCAGATCATTACAAGTTAGAGCATGTCAATCATGCTATAGCAGGCAGTAGCAATGAATTTATTGCAAGAACACTTCAGGATGATATGATAGATTATCATATAAATGATGTAAATCCTTTAGTTATAGTATCTTATACTGATGTTAATAGACATGAATCATGGGACGAAAAGAATGGACAGCCAATGACATGCAATCCTGATCAATCTTGGTATAAAGATTGGATCGTAGATGGTTATAATAACGAACATTCTATTAAGGTTACCCAATATCATATGAATGCATGTCGTTTTTTGTTAAAATACTTGGGATATGATTTTGTAGAGATATTCACAGCACAGGATTCAATACATTTTCATAAACCATTGA